AGGTCGGCGCAGAGTATTGGCAGGTCATAAACTGGCAGAACAAGCAGGTGCAGGCGGGTGATGTGGCCTATGTGATACAGGTGCGCAAATAATGGCAACTATGACATTGCAGCAGTGGGCTGATAAGACTGAAAGGAATCTTGATAGCGTGTCGCGGGAATTAAAACTTGAGATTTTGAAAAACTTAGTTATGGGCACCCGGATTGACACCGGACGAATGCGTGGGAATTGGCAGCTATCACAAGACAGCCCCATAACATCAGAGCTGGACAGATTAGATAAAGATGGCGGGCCGACAATAGAGGCTGAAGGAGCAAAAGTTACAGGCGTTTCATTAACCTACATTACAAACAATCTGCCTTATGTCGAGGTTTGGAACGAGCGCGACGCAATAGTGGCAAAGATGCAGGCAGCAGTTGGGCGCATGGTAAAAACTTCTGTAAAAAAGGTTGAGCGATGACAGTCAAAATCGACCAAGCATTTACCAACGCATTCATTACCGCCGAATACGGGCTGCCAATAGCACATGAAAATTTACCATACGTTCCAGTACCTGGCACTGCGTACGCTGAATTGATCGTGGCACAGAACGATCAGTCACCTTTCTCGATTACAGACAGCAACGAAACAACCGGAGTATTCCGTGTAATTTTGCGCTACCCGTTGCTGTCCGGTGCGATTGGTATTAAGACTATGGCTGACACAATATCTGCAACTTTCAAAATCGGCACCTTGCTGACATACGATGGACAGTCTGTTAAAATTAACCGAGTTGGGCGCGATGTTGGCTTCCCGGAAGAAGGCTGGTATAAAATTGTTTTAACTTTTACTTATTGGGCCTACATCGCCCGCTGAAATGAGGAATTAAAGAATGGCTATTCAAACAAGCGCAGGAACCACCCTTGCAGTATCCGCAGCATTACCAGCAACTTTTAATGCTGCCGGTTATGCGGAGCTAACTTTTTTGCCAGTAGGTGAAATTACAGAGCTGCCATCCTTTGGCTCGGTGTACAGCCTTGTTACGCACAGCCCTTTGGCAGAGCGTGAGATCACCAAGAAAAAAGGCTCAGTTAATCACGGCACGATGGCGCTGAGCTTTGCCTCTGATGCTGCTGATACCGGACAGACTGCTTTTAAAACTGCCAGCACAGCAGATACGGAAGTGGCAATCGAGATTACCTACCCGGACGGCGAAATTGACTACACTACAGCACTGGTCATGGGGTTCACTCAGACGCCCGGTAGTGCGGACAGCATTAAGCAGGGCGGCGCAACGCTTGAGCTGACACGCGCTCTGGTGAACGTAGCAGCAGCTTAATCCAATAGCGCGGGGTAACTCCCGCGCTTAACTTTGCACGGTGGGGAAATAATGGATTTATCGCAGATAAATTTAAAGGTTGCGGCTGAAGATGGCATTGCTGTAAAACTTCAGCACCCGGTAACGGGTGAGTATCTCAAAGACGAAAAAGGCGGCAGCATTGTCATCAAGGTGCTCGGCAAAGACTCCGAGAAATGGCAATCCGTTGCCAAGATGAACAACACGAAAAACGGTAGCCGGTATAAGAACAAACCTGTTCCACAATCGGCACTTGAAGCAACACTGTACGACATACTTGCCGAATGCACAGTGTCGTGGTCAGACTCGATTGAGTTTGATGGCGTAAAGCTCAAATGCACGAAAGAGAATGCGCTGATGATCTATCAGGAGCGCAACTGGATTGCAGAGCAGGTACTGGAAGCAGCAGGTGATCGTGCGAACCTTTTTTTGAGATAACTGAAACGCTGATGCTGTACGTCCAGCAGTGGGCGTGGCTTTGCACAAGGGCAAAGGATCAGAAGGCTCCACGGATGGAGCGCATGATTGATGAAGAAGTCAGCGAGGCGATGCCGGACACTGGTAATTTTTATTACCTGATTGAGATACTAACCAGGGCAGGAACCACGTCTAGCACAGGTGGTCATGTAAGCGGGTTGTCGTGGTCTGAGCTTGCTGCGTTTTTCTGCCTTTTTAGAATACCTGTTACAATATGGGAGACACAGACGATAAAGAGAATGTCTGACCAGTACGCATCATCGTGCAGGTTGTACGATGATTCCAATATCGGCAAGCCTTACTCCAAAAGTGAGGACAAGAAAGAACTGGCTCAAAGTATCAAATCCGCATTTAAGGCGATGGGTAAATAGATGACTGACTTGGCAAACATCGTTGTAAAAGTAGATACCAGTCAGGTTAAAGGTGCTTCGCAGGATATAAATAAACTCGGGACTGACACAACTGCCGCAACTGGCAAGATTGGTTCCGGGTTTGATAATGCTAAAACTAAAATCCTTAGTTATATTGGCGCTTACGTTGGCTTCAATGCTGCCAAGGCTGCAATCTCTGGAATTATAAGTGCGCACTCCGAATTTGCAAAATCAATTTCAGAATTGTCAGCCATTACGGGCGCGACCGGCAAGGATTTACAATTCTATACTGACCAAGCCAAAGAGATTGGCCGCACAACTTCCCTTAGTGCTTCACAAGCAGCAACCGCATTTAAGCTAATAGCATCAGCAAAGCCTGATCTGTTGGCATCTGCTGAATCGCTGGCGGCAGTTACCAGAGAAGCTGTGACTCTGGCGGAGGCTGCCGGTATAGCACTTCCAGACGCAGCCAGGGCGCTTGGCAGTGCGCTAAATCAATTCCAGCTCCCGGCATCAGATGCAAGCCGCGTCATTAACGCACTTGCGGCATCTAGCAAGCTTGGCACGGCAGAGGTCGGGGCCGTCACAGAAGCATTACGGAACGCTGGTTCTGCTGCTAATTCTTTAGGGCTGGACTTTGAAGAAACTGTTGCAGGCATTCAAGCGCTTGCGGCTTCAGGCCGTGAGGGTGCAGATGCTGGTACAGCCTTAAGACAGGTGCTTTTAAGGCTGGAATCTACAGCAAACGAAAAACTGCAACCTTCCGTTGTCGGGCTGGTGGGCGCATTAGATCATCTGAAAACTATGAGCCTGGATAATACAGAGTTGATGGACTTGTTCGGACAAGAGGCTTTTACAGCGGCCACCTCTCTGCTTTCTCAGTCTCATATTGTAAGTGATCTAAACGTCACCTTGCGCGGAACGAATACAGCAACAGAGCAAGCTGCAATCAATATGGATAATTTAAGCGGCGACGTATTAGCGAGCAAGAGCGCGTTCGAGGCTTTACAGATTGAGATAGGTGGATCATTCAATCCAGCATTACGTGCTGCAACGCAGGCTTCAACGGCGTTTATAGCATCATGGGCCGACGCCAATAAAATTAAAAATAGCATTGAGGCAGTTGCATCAGCAGCAACCATGCTGGCGCTTGTGATTGGCACGAAAATGGTAGTAGCTCTGGCAGAATCTACTGCCGCAACTATAAAAGACTCGGCCGCAAAATACGCTTCGATGATTGCTGACCAACAAAAAACAGCAGCAACTTTGGCACTAGCTAATGCCGACCTTTTTGCAGCGCGGTCAGCAGCCGCACGCACGCCCGGATTTTATCTCAATGCTCAGGCTATGGCTGCACTCACGGCAGCAGAGGTGGCAGCAACAGGGGCGAGCACTGCCCACACTGCCGCGATGGGCAGATCGTTAACCGCTATGACTGCACTAAAAGGCGCGATGGCACTAATTGGCGGGCCGGTAGGTGTGGCAATGATTGCCGCGTTTGGCGTGTACAAACTCACGGAAGCACTGCTAGAAATGGACGTGGCTGCCAATAGATTGTCGGGGCCAGAATTTGCAGCTCAACGCATTGATGTCATGAGTATAAACTTAGAGCAAGCAACAGTAAATGTTGGGGCTGCCAGAGAGGCAATAAGTTTACTTTTACTAGAGCTTGCATCGGCAAATGAAATATATGGCGAATCTTCAAAAGAAGTCGCTGGGCTTAGCAATAAACTGGACTTACAGCAAAACTGGCTCAATCTCAACAAAGTAAAACTTGCAGAACTTACACAAGAATATAATTCGCTAACTGAGAATGTCGATGATGCTGCAGGTTCTCTTTCTGATTTCACAATTGAAACTCAAGAGGCTACTGCATCCCAAGAAGAAATGAACGCAAAAGCATTTGAGGTGCTAGGCATATTGTCCAACGAGCGTGGAGCACTGAACCTGAGCAGCTTAGAGCTTGCCATTAGGAACAATCTACAAAAAGCAGGTGTTGATGCAACCTCTGATCTTGGTAAGCAGATCATTGCTGCAACTACTGCACTTAATCTTGAAGAACAAGCATTGATCGACGTCGGCGAAGCTGCAAAGCAGGCCGAAAAAGATAACGAAACAGCTCAGGGTAAAATAGCAAAAGCTGCTGAAGAAGCCGCCAGAATTGCAGAAGAAAAATGGGCGCGCACCCATGAGTTTATGACTACATCACTGCTGGAGATTGCAGAGAACGGCGGCAATGCTTTTAATGATATGGCCAAAGCATTTGAAACGATGGTTAAGCGCATGGTAGCAGAGTGGCTTGCAAGTGGGCTGATGGGCATACTGTCAGGACAAGGGCTGGGCGGGTTTAACAAAACGACGGGAATCGGGCAGCTTTTTTCTGGTGGTGGGTTAACAGAAAATATAAAGTCAGCGCTGGGCATAGGTGGCAGTGGAGCAAGCAGTCCAGGTGGTAGTGCAGTTGACGCAGCAATGAATAAAGGCATTTCCACGGCTGCATCTAAAATTGGATCTTTGCTGGGCATAGGTGGCGGCACTATTGCGGCTGGTACGGCGGTCGGCGGTACAGCAGGAGTATCAACTGTTTTTGCAGCAAGTGCACCTTCAGCGGCGGGTATCACGTCATCTGCAATAGGAGGCACGGCAGCAACCGGAGCGGGCGGAATCGGGGCCACGCTTTCAGGAATCGGATCCAGCATTACTGGCGGACTTGCTACGGCAGGTTCCACGGCTATGAGTTTGCTCTCTGCAATCCCCGGATGGGGTTGGGCACTTGGTGGCGCTGCACTGTTGGCAAAGGTGCTGGCAAAAGAAGAAACACTTTCAAACAATGGCGGCTTTTTAATCCGGGATATTCCCAGCGTATCATCTGACAGGAAGTTCGACGTTCCGGCTTTTGACTCAGGCTTCGATCCTGTTGGTTTTGCGCGCAGGGAAGATCAGGGCGCGGCATCGGAGATAATCAACGTATTCCGCGCTGATGACGCGATGCTAACAGCACTGGCAAAAGCTAATGGCCTAAGCGTTAATTACGATTCCATGAACTTTGGCGGCTACAACGAAAAAGGGCAGGGTAATGGCCTGTTTTTTGGCACAGCAAGCGAGGATGGCAAAAACACAGCAGTCAGTCTTGAGGATCAGCGATCATTATTTATATCACATTGGTTGCGGGGGTTGTCTGGACAAGTAGACCAGTCAATTATCAACGCGGCTTTATCTCAAGGCTCTGCTGATGCGATGCTGCAAAAGGCGGCTACAATCGGTGGTTATGATGGCTCTCATGCAAGCGGTCTGCGCCGTGTGCCATTTGATGGATACCGTGCTGAGTTGCACAAAAACGAGGAAGTGCTCACAGCTGGAGATCCGCGCAACTCAAACAACGGTGGCGACTCGATGATCGTGGAAATGCGGAAAATTGCTGCTAGTGTTAAGCGCACGGCTGATATACTGATGCGAGTCACTCGTGACGGCGATGCACTATTGACGGAGCCAGTTTGATATGCAAGTTATTCCACCGATTGAGATAACTGATGCACGCCTTACCAGCTCTGCTGTGCCGGAGGAAATAGCTGCCACCTATGATGGCGCTACCGCTTACGCTGTGGGTGATTTGGTTGGCATAGCCACTGCTTACGGGGTGGCTCAGGATGTGTGGAGATCTCTGCAAGCTGCGAACACTGGCAACGCGCTTGTTGAGGGTGCGTTCTGGGCATTCGCTGGTGACGTGTACCCCATTTACGCAAGCGGGTCATCTGCTGCCCTTGGCGCTTACGTGACAGACCTTGCGACACACTCGCTGTATGAGTCGCTGGCCGCTGGTAACACGGGCAATGCACTGACTGATGAAACGAAGTGGAAATACGTTGGCAAGACTAACCGGTTTAGATTGTTCGATTATACACGCAGTGA